CGCTTTGGCTTCTCAGCGGCGTTTGCAGCGTATCCCAATTTTCCGAGCAGAACAGCGAAACGCCCGTCTTTGGCTTGCAGCGCTCTCGTCATGTAATTAGAGGGCTTCATGCGTCATCACTCCACGCTTTAAAGCGCCGGTCATACAATGACCGGCGCAGGCTTACGGATATGGGAAGTCTTTACGGCGTGACGGGATCGCCCCATGTCACATTATCCATCCACGCAACCGCCGAGGCTCGACGACGTGCCCAGTTGAGAGTTCGTTCCGCACGGAATGCCACGCTGTTCGTCTGGAACATGGAGACGAGCTCTGCAGGGGTCGGGGTATCGGAGTTGTGCGCTGGTGCGCTGTCCATTTCCAACGACGCTTCCGTGGACATCGCGATTTCAACACCACCTTCGTCAGCGAACCAGATATCTTCGGCGTTCACAAGAGCGACGTAGTCGCCCAAGTAATTCGATACAACGACTGGCAACTCGAAGAATGTTCCGCCCTGCATTGTGATGCCTGGGAACTCGCGCTGACCCAGAGGATTGAGCATCATCATCAACCGGAGGGCATATGTTGCCGACATTACCCAGACGCCGGACTGTAGGGCATTGTTCGCAGAAACAAACGCGCCAATCAGTGCCTGCACATCTTCACGTACACCATCCGCACCAGTCGCCGTGCTATTGGCAATAGCAGTCACACCATTCAGGATCGAACCTGGTCGCACGCCAGTGGAAGGAGCGTTTGTCGGATCGATAAACGAGACGTCAGAACGCTTGGCGATCGCTTTGGCAAGCGCGTTGCGGATCAGGATATCGGATGATGGTGAGCTGTCCCGGATCAGCTCCATAGTCTGGACGGCGATTGTTGCAATTTTGAGCGGAGTAAGCTCCGTGCGACCAGCCCCCATCCGGGTCAACGGCTTCGCCTTACCTTCGCCGACCCACTGCGCATCAGCCTCAGACGTTTCGCTGATCAGTGGAACACGGAACGGGATACGGGTCAGGGACGGAACGTTGCCAGTGCCGAACCGCCCGAGAACTGTCATAGGGCGCAGAAATTCGACGAAATCAGCAAAGCCGCCTTCATTGCCGATAAGTGCGTCAGTGTTACCAGATGTCATGGCGGAAACCGCAGCCTTGACGATATCGACCAGATCAGGGTCAGATTTGCCATACAGGCCTTCAGCCACGCCAACGATAGGCTGATGGAATTTGGTCGAAATTGCCAGGCATTTTGCATACCGTGCAAACCGGATACCTTTTTCCGGCTCATTGGCTTTGATCTGCACCCCGGTACGCAAAGCAGTGCCGAACTCAGAGGTCTTGATCTGGTTTGCAACGACCGGTTTTGCCGTCAAGGCCTGCGCTTTTTCAAGGGTGCGGAGGCGCTTCAAATCGCCGTCAATCGCATTCAGCTCGTCGGAAAGAGTGTCGAACTCTTCCTGTTCGGCCTCATCTGTCGATCGACCTTCATCCATGGACTTCTGCATGACTTCGCTCATGCGGGCGGACTTCGCGAGGCGCGAAGCTTCCAGCGCCGCGATCTGTTCAGCAATGGTTTTCATAGCTGTCGGTTCCTTGATTGTGAGATTAATGGAATGCTTTGATCTACCCGAGGCGCCGGGTGTTCTTCCGGTTGGTCGCTCAATGGTGCCTGTCGCGGCTGGAGCGTTTGTGTCGAAAGATTTGATGACCGCGAGCCCTGCCGCGTCCATATTCTTGATGCTTGTCATGATGGCTTCGGCCTGAGCCGGGATTGTCACGGCAGAGAGCTCATAGACCTCGCTTTCCGTGAATTTAACGCCGCCATTTTCCATGAAGCTATATTCGACAGCACGAAAGCCTATCGATACTGCCCGGACCAAACCAAGCTTGATGCTCTGCCAAGCCTCGTCGATCCGGTCTTTCAGTGTTCCCGGCTCATCAACAACAGGCAACTCGGCCTCAAAGGTGATGCCTTCAGCAGTTGGCTTGTCGAATTTTACTGTTCCAATTGGCTTTCGCGCATCATGCTGCCAGAGGAATGGCATGGGATTGGTAAATTTGACGCCGAGCGGTTCAACAATATCGCCGACCCGGTCGACAGAAGGCGTTGTCGCGATACCGCGAATGATGCGCTTGTCATCATTCACTGATTTGATAGTCAGATACGAGTACGCGCGGCGGGTCACAGACATGACAGCCTCCAATAGGTTCGATTGTTTGAATTTCTCAGCCGCAGACGATCATCTGGTACTGTTTTTCAGCTTTTGCCTCTGGATTGAGGAACATCAGCATTGCTGCGTTGAACGTCGCCATCAGCGGGTCGATCTTAGACGCACCCGCCGCTTGTTTCGTGACGATGTAGTTTGATCCGCGCAGCTCTGTTTTTGCATTGCCGACACACCAGGACATGAGCGGTTGCCCGCAATGAAGCAGCGTTCTGTCCTTCAGTTTGCGAGGCAACGTTGTAATTGCTGACTGAAGCTTCCAGCCCTGCCCGACAGCCATCGTCATCTCGCCAGAAATATTGCGTTCTGCGAGAGCATCGAGAAGGCTCGCGACGCCGTAAGCATCAAGGCCAATGGCAGCCTTCTCAGGCAAAAGCCCTGAGGTCAGGAGGCGCTCGCAGATATCAGCCATTTCAGTGATATCCTGATCGACCTCGCCGTCATCGGCGCAAACGACCAAATCTCCATCGCGCTCAAAGTCTCGCAGGCGCGGCGCTATTTCTTTACGCCTCTCGAATACGTCCTTATGCGCCCATGCTCGTACCCACAGCATCCAATTGCGGGTGACTTTGTTACGACCGATGACAGCCAAACCCATGATGTCATCAAGGCCGCCGCCATCGATACCAACGACCGCAACATCGCACTCGGAGATAATGCTATCGAGGCTCATTCCCTCACTCGATGCGCCAGACCAATAAGTCGCTCCAGGCCACCGATCGGCATGTAGCCCCAATCCGACTTCGACGTTAAAGTGCTGGGATGCAATGAGAGCAAGCTTCTCTGGGCCTTCTCGCACCGCTGTCGCGATCTCGCCCGCCAAATAGTCTTCATCGACTGAGCGGTTGAGGTTAGGATTGACTAATCCCCATGTTTCTTGACGCATCCAGCCGCCATCGACAGCATCCTCTGGCGGCAACTCGTAAAGAACCGCCAGCATCGGAAAATCGAACTTTCCGTCACGAACATCTCTCGCCTTCTGGAGCTCCGCCTTGAATACGCCGGCTGGTGGCGATTTCGACTGCGTCGTGATCTGCAGAAGAAACCCATCAGGGCGGGCAGCGAGAGAGCCCCGGATCTCAACGAAGATATCAGCGGCCTTGGCAATCGTCGAAAACACGTGCGTCTCGTCGATCAGTATGTAAGTAGCCTTCGAACCGGTAATGACGTCAGCAGCAGCAGCCTTAACCTGTATCGCGGCCAGCGTTCGAAGGTTGGTAATCTTCTTGATGTGGTCCTGCGGCTGAAACAGCTTCGACAACTCGCTATCGAGCCTGATAATCCCAGATGCCTGCTTGAAAGAAATATCCGCGATCGCTTTGGTTGGCGCAATCAGTAGAAGTTCAGCCTCCGGCCGTTCATTGAGAATGGCCGCAGTGACGATGATTGCCGCCGCGATCGACGACTTGCCATTCTTTTTTGGCACCAGAAGGAAGAACTCGCGGAGAGCTCTGCGCTTCGTTTCGGGGTCGTAGCTCCCGAAGATGACGCGGACGAAATCAAAAACCCACTCATCGCATGCTTCACCGTACGTCGGATTACCGATGATGTCCGGAACACGTAGGCGCTTGAATATTCGCAGCGCCTTCTCTGCGACCGCATCATACAACGGTAGATCAGGGACTAGCGGCAGCTTTTTCCGGATCCTGTCTTTCCAGTCCGGCACTGCCGTTGACCAGGTCGACGCAGGAACCCAAGCTGTGTCCATTTACTGCACCCTTTGCACTCCAGGAAGAAGATCGTTGCCCCACGAACTTCCTTCGCCAGCGGACCTTGCAGCCTCTTTCGCTGCATCCTTCTTGCCCACTTTTTCCTTAGTGGATTTTTCGGCCTGAGCGTCAGCAATCCGTGCGTTGGCAAATGTCATGTCGGATTTGTCGATCATCTTGCCGAGCTCTTTGAGTGCCGCGACGTTCCCGGCGTTTGCTTGTTCCATGGCGATCTCGTACCTGCGAGCGTCTAGGCGGTCGCGCATCTTGTCGCGTACCTTCAGCTCAGCTCTAAAATACCTTTTCACCGTGGCCGGTGAGACGCCAATACCGTTTGCCATCCGGTCAATCGACCAACCAAGCGCTAATAATAGCTTGATTTTGTTGCGGTCTTTTTCCGTAGGCTGATAAGGAGGTCGCCCACGCTTCCGTTGACCTGCCAAAATTGGCTGGCCAAAGAGGTCAAAATCTTCGTTCATCAGAAAAAAATCTCCGCGTGAGGGGGGCGCGGGTCTAGAGGTTGAGGGGTTCCCAAACTTTTGACACCCCCCCCTATGGCTTAGGCATCATCGGTGTCGACAAGCTTCGCCTCGATCTTGACCGGGCTTACGAAGGCGACGAGACGGATCAACCGACCGACCACCCACATGCGAAGACCAAACGCCTTAGGCATACTGATCGTGATCGTCAGGCTTTCCATCAGCTCACCAGCACTGAACTTCACATCAGCCATCAGTTCACCAACGCGACTGAGCGCGCTCCTCTTTCTGCTTCAGCTTGTCGTGGCAGGTCTTGCAAAGGCACTGGAGATTGTTCTCGTCCCAGAACAAACGCTCATCGCCACGATGCGGTGTCTTGTGGTCAGCCACCAGTCTCGATGTGTTGCCGTCGATGCGACCGCATCCAACCATCTGGCAAGTTAACCTGTCGCGTATCAGCACCGACATGCGCAGCTTCTGCCATCGTGCCGTCTTGTACCATCCACGGTATTCGAGACTGGCATCACGATGGCGGTTGCGTTCAACCTCACCAGTCGCAGGCCCAAGCCTTGGAGGTAGCGTGCCGATACGTGGCTTGATGGTTGTAAGTCTGCCCATACTCTCAATGCAAAAAGGCGACCGGTTAAGGTCGCCTCATCAAGTCCGCCATAATCTCATAGCTGTAGCACTGGCCCTGAATCGGTGTCTCAATCGAAGGGAGACTGTCAGGGTGGGGTCTGGGCGCGCGATTGAACGTCACTAAGAACCAGATCGACCATGGACGGATTTGTACTCACACTTTCTGGAGCATGGCAAGAGGAATGTTGAACGGCGTTGGCTTTCCAAAGATGTCGATAGACACGACGATATCACCGCACCCAGCCTCACCGAATGCCTCTACTGTTGCAATCAGATCCGCAAATGGACCTGATGTCACCTTGGCCTTTTCACCCTTCTGGAAGGTTTGGGCTTTCTGTTTCCAATCATAGTCGCCGTTTTCCGCCTTTTCCTTGAAATCACAGATGGTTGCAGCACTTACCTTAAGCGCCCGCTCACCATGCATCATGACGTTTTTCACATGATCAAAAGAGCGGATACCTTCAACCGCCTCAGGTGATGGAAGGCAGTAAACGAACACCAAGCCCGTGAACACCGGCATGCTTGTCGCTGGCAAAAGCTTATGGTTGCGACGACGCTCCGGCCCCATTCTCATGATGACACACGCACAAACACCGGCCGCCATCATCGCACTTTCCACAGCCAATTCTCGTCCATACGCCACCTGGACGATAACCCACGCCGAATCGCTGCTGCATTCTGCCGTGGTCAGGCTCGCCGATTCTCGCCATCTGGCGACCTTGGCAGCCTCTTCGGCAATGCGATCCAGCTTGAGCATGCCTTTGAGCGAGACGTGTTTCGATATGTCGTCGAACTTATGCTGCATCATCTGCCCGTCCCTCATTTAGCTTTTCCGCGAAATCGACAATTGCGATCGAGACCGCCTCATCCAGATCGACCACGCCAGCAGGCAGTGGTGGGAACTGGGCGAACTCCAGAACATCAGGAGCAACCGGCCACGGCCAGCACCGGTCCGCATAGGCGCGCTTCCACGCCTCCCAGATCTCGCCGCCCACAGCGACCTTTTCGAAATCCTTGCTAAGATCAACAATGCGGTTGGATACCTTGAAGCGGCGACGCTCGATCAGCTGCACGGCATCAGGCCACCCCTGCTTTTCCTTCTTGTCGCGCCAGATCAGATCCGACTTTTCCGGGCTGGTATCGACAATGCGCTGCTCGATCGGCGAAAGCGTCAACGGGCGCACCGGCTGCAACAGCTTCGATATCAGCATTGCCCGACCAGCCCGAGAGAACACCGAATAGCTTTCGGTTGATTCAGCCTGCGGCGAGGCTGGACGCTGCTCAACCAGCTTTGTCCAGCGCTGCTCCTTGAGGTATTTCGCAGCAGAGCAAAGATGCTTGCGACCGGTGGAAAGCGCAGCGGCCTGATAGGCCTCAGAGTGCTGCAACGCATCTGCACGCTCCTGTGGCGGCAAAGCCAGCCATTCCCGGCGCGCATCCGGCTCGCTGTCGCTGATCGCCGTTTTCCAACCCAGAAAGAACCGCTTGAATGCCATCTCGATCGATTTCGGACTTTCTTCCTCAATCTTCAAAACATCGCGCGCAGCGGCGTCTCTCTCATTCCGTTCAAAGGCAGGCGTTAAGGTAGAGGCGTTAATAGGTGCCTGTCCAGAACCGGCAGGGGGTGCCTGTTCTGGGCAGGCAGGGGGTGCCGATATACCGGCAGGGGGTGCAGATCCATCACCCTCAAAGTTAGGATCAAATTCCTTCTGATCATCCTCATCCCATGCATCAAATGCAGAGCTTGGAACATTGGAATCGTAGATCACGCGGTACCAGTGCGCACTGTCGCGACCGTTCGCGCTGACCACTTCACGACGCTCAACAGCGCCGATCTCGACCAGTCGGGAAATGGCAGATTGTACGGTTGAGCGTGAGCAGTTCAGCGCCTGCGCCAGCTTCACCTGGCTGCGACGGCACCAGCCGTGGCGCGTGTTGGCATTCTGGCCAAGCATGCACAGCACTTGCAGGTCTTTGCCCTTAAGGCGCGGATCCGCGATGATCCAGCCGGGAATGATCGATAGTCTGGGCTCATTCATCGCCCTGCCCCCTTTCAAATAAACTTGGCGGCAGGCCGCACGCGATGCGCTCCATACGCCCGCGCGCAGCCCCAACAGCCATGTTGCAAAATCGTCCGCCGTCCGCAGGGCGCTCACGCCGCAGGTCCGCCAGTTCGGCGTCGAGGTAATCAAGCCCTTCACGAAACCGCGCATTCAGCAGCCGGTTGCGGATGGTCATCTCGCATGAAAGCAAAATGTCGAGCGGGCATGACAACAGCCACGCCGCGCGCTCCTCACGGTTGCGCGCCGCATCCAGCCTTTCCATGTGGGGGATGAGGAAGCTCATGCCGCCACCCGTGCCGAATTGACACTGACAAAATCGCGTTGCAGATAGTGAATTTGTGCAATCAGGGATTGGGTGACAGATTTATGGATTCTGCAGACTTTGAAGTTGCGAACTTGCCGTTTAAACAACCTTATGCCGGGGATACAGTTACGCTGACCGCCCTGCATATTGCGACAAAAGCATATGCTAGTCTTGGAATTGCGCTTACCACGCTCGCTGAAGAGTACGCGATCCCGACTGCCATTAAAGTACTCCTTGCCAACACAATCAGGAGTGTCGGGAGACATCTTGAGAACGCTCCCAAGAGAGGAATGGTCGAGCCGCCTATAATACCCCTCATTAGAGATGAGGATATCCGGGCGTGGAAAGACGAATTTTCTTCCAGATTGAATGCCCATCCTAATCATGCCGACAAATACACTATGATATTGATGGCCTTGGCAGCTTTTTGCTGTGAGACCAGCCCACTCTGGGCGGTGGACTCGGACCTCCACGACGGGAACGTTTCCGTTCTCCCGGTGGACTTCATACTTGAACTTGATGGCTACAAGTTTTGGAAGACGATCAGCGAAAACAGCGCGTTCGGAAAAGAATTGATAGCGCTGGATAAAGCATCTAGATCCGGACTCAAAATAGACGGGGTGTCGGTTAGAGACTCTCTCGTGAACCTTCGTCCGCAAGCAGAAGAACTGACCCGTACAGTCGAGCAAACTCGTCACGACGTTGAGCAGCTGGTGGCAAAACTCACATCCCAAAGCACTAGACTTGATGATACAGTCGAGGAAATATCTGACCGCTCGCTTACCCAGCAGTCCGTACTGGGCACACAGGAGCAGACGATCGAGGAAATCCAAAAGCGCATCGAAGAACACGCTTCCGAACTTGCGAGCGCAGAAAAACGCATGGGTGCGTTCGCTAAAGCCGTGCGAGAAGAACTCAAAATCGACACCACCAGAAACCTCTGGAAAGATAGAGCTCAGAGTAACACTACCGCGTTTTGGCGATCCGCTAAACTTATAGGTACTGCGATACTCTTGCCCGTATTCCTTGCCGTTATTTTTCCTAGCGCCGTAGTTGGCTTTTTCCAACATCTCAGCAACGCGGCACTTCCGATCGACCTCGATAAAGCAAGTCCGGCTCAGCTGGCCGCAGCAACCATTAGCCGCCTCGTTATAATATCCGCGCCTCTGGCAATGTATATTTGGGCAGTCAAGCTTCTCGTTAGGTTCAACACGCGTTGCATGGTTCTGATGGACGACGCGACCCAACGACAAACCACAATGGATACCTATTTTCATTTGATAGAAAACAGCGGAGCTACGCCTGAAGAGCGGGGACTTATGCTTAATGCGATTTTCCGTCCGCTTCCCGGTCAAGGCAACGAGAACGTGGAGCCACCAAACTTCGTGGACATCATCAGCAAAAAAGGTGACTGAGCTCATCCCTCACCGCCTTCCGGCGTTCCGGCCTGATTGCCCCAAAACTCCCACTTGCCGCGCAAACGAATGTCGTCAGCGGCAAGGCTCTCCTCACGCTGAAACATTTCGAGCTTGGGCATAGTGGGGTAAAGCCGGTCGATCTGCTCTGCAAACCACACGGGCTTTTCGCTGTGGCGACCAACATCATGGTCGGTGCATTTGATTGGCTGCGTGCCGGGAATGGGTGCTGGAAAATCCCCGCGCGTGCCAATCAGCAGAAGCTCAAGATTATCGAAGCTCCAGTAACCGGTTCCTGCCTGCTCGCCGGGATAGATTTTCTTCCAGCCCCAGAAGCTTTTGTAGGTATAACCCCAACGCTCAAGAACCTTGATGCCGGTAGCTAGGTCCGTCACCCACATGACCAGCGCCGAACTGGCAGCACCAGGGCAACCAAGTGACGTGATGTCGTCGAGGTCCATGACCGGATAATGGTTTTCGGCACTTTTCTCACCACCGGTCACGTCAGAGAACGTTTTGAAACGCCACGGCGGGTCGACATAGATCACAGGGTACGCCCTGCCCTCATCCTGCCCCACGCCCTGCCACCATGGCGTCGCGTTCTGGCGTGAGGCGATCTGTACAGCCAGATCGGTGCGCACCGCGTGGCGTATCTTCTGATCTTCCGCACGCTTGGCCTTAACCACCGTTTTCATTTCGCGAAAATTGGCAGGCTCCGGCAGAAACATGGTGCGGATTGGCTTGAAGGCCGGTTGCGCCACGCCATCACGCCCGACAATCTGAGTCTGGTGGGGAATTTCCCCACCATCAGACAGACGTTTGCGCGCCGCCGATACCGTCTTGTGGTCAACGTTCAGCTGCTCGGCAATCTTGCGGGATGATGCTGCAGGCGTTTCACGCAACTGCGCCTCGATAATCTCGCGCTTCTGGGAAATCGACAGGTGACGCCGGTTGCAGTTCAGCGAGCGTGCCAGCGAGCGCTTGCGATCTTCTGATAGCCCTTTGCGCACAAAGCGCGGCCAGTCCTTTATGCCGTGCTTCTCGCAAATCGCCACGCGGTGGTGCCCGTCCAGAATTGCGCCATCCTCGTCATACTCAACCGGCACCAACACACCGTTGGCCAGAATATCAGCCTCAAGCGCCTCAAACTCGGACCTGGTCAACGGTGGCAGCAGTTGGTACGGACCATCGGCAAGCGGTACACGCTCTTCCTCGACGATCGCGCTAGTCACGTACTGCCCGCCGCTAAGCTCTGCCCGCGCCATGGCTGTCGGGTAAAAGTGGCCGGACGCTTTCGGGTCGCGCGCCAGATAACCTTGCGTATGCAGCGTGACGGCAGATCGACGCTCCGCTTCGCTCTGCGCAACGAAAATGCCGGTTTTGAGCGCTTCGTAAATCACCGCCTGTTGGCGTTCACCAAGGTTGATCATACTGCACCGCCTTGTCGCTTCATCGTCAGGCGCAGATCCGTGTCGCGAATGATCTTGGCCGCAACGTCAGGCGAAGCGCCGCGACCGAGCAACCGCTCGGCAAAGCGAACCGCAAATTCGAAACCAGCGAAGTTGATGGCGCTGCGCACCTGCGCCGGGAGCCTGTCAAACCGCTCCATCAGTGCGCCCTCATCAGCCGGTCAAGGTGCGCCTGGCCGTGGCCAGTCAGGCGGATCGTGTAGTAATCCTCCTTGATCTGCACATAACCGGCCTTCTTCAGCTCCTGCACACTGTCGCCAAACTCGTCGCTTCCGCGCGTATCGAGCGAGCCGCCTGCAATACGAACCCGGCGCAACAAGGCCGTCGCGCCGGGGCTGATTTTCTTGAACTCGACAGCAGTCGTCATGCTTCGTTCTCCTCGATAATCCGGCAGACTTCGCTTTCCTCAATGCCAAGCGTTGCTGCGATTTCATGGGTGGATTGGCCAGCACTCCACGCTTCCAGCACTCGCGCGGCGCGGGCCTCATGCACAAGTTTGGAGCGGCTGGTTTCGGCAATGCACAGCGTCATCGGTCCGGCCTTTGCGGCGCGTTGACCATCAGCTCTTTCAGTTCTCGAATTGCCTCGTGCGCTTCCTTGGTGATGCGCTTGGTCACGGCGGCAGTGCCCAGCGTGCCGTTGGCTTTCGCCTCTCTCACGACACTGAATATGTCATTCATTTCTGACATCAGATCGAGCAGATCGGCATCATTGATCGGCCGCGCCTCAACCTGCAGCTCATCGTCAACAACCAGCTTGAAACCGAGCTTGCGCGCCATGGCAGCCACGATCACGGGGCTTTTCGCACGACGGTCCGCCTCGATCGCGACATCGATCGGGATCAGGGAATCACCGTTCTCATCATTGAAGCTGGCATATTTCGACAGCGTCGAAACATTCACCCGCGTCAGCAGCGGAAAATCAGTCACGCCACCGCCCAGCTTGTAGCTGGCATCGGTTGCGCCTTTCAGGCTGCGGATCTCTTCATCGGAAATAGTGCGCACGGAAACACCCCTGAAAACGCGTCAAGGAAACAAAATCGGAAAAGGATTCGGTGAAGCGCCAACGGGCGCGAGCTAAACCGCTGCCATCACATCAACCGGAGCCGCGCCAGCGCGGACACGCCGCAGAGGAAACAGCAAATGCACGCAAGAAAAGACCGCCGGATCTTGGAGGAGAAGCGTCACGGCGGGTGCGCAGAGGCAAGGGAACGAACCGCCGCGCAACGGGAAACAGTGAGTGGCCGGAAAGGTCCGCAGGCGCGCGCAATCGCCTTTTCCGGCCACCATCCACGCCGCACGAGGCGGGCGCAGCATGGAATTTTTGGAGAGCGATCATTCTGCCGCCTCCAACTTTGAATTTAACTCGTTGAACGATCTCACCAGATCGCTGGCAGTGACTTCCGCGGCAGTCACGTCTTCAATTTTTTCAATAAATTGGGGGCGCGGCAGTATACGGCACGCCTCCCACTTCGAAACCATCCCTTTCGTCGCATCGACAAGACGGCCGAACGCATCCTGCGTGAGGCTGTGCTTTCGGCGATATGTCGTGATCGGGTGCTCCATAGTCGCAAAAGTTTCACAACATGCAACTTTTTGCAAGACGATTTGTGTCACTTCGCACTAACGCGCTAAAATTCCAACAGGATTAAAGTTGCACCATGAGCAACATCGGCAAAATTCACCACGATAAAACACCGCAAAGAATTCACTTCATTCCGGAGTGGGCCGACAAGCGCAACCTCAAGCAAGTTGATGTGGTGAGAGAAACCGGCGCAGACAAAGGGCTCGTATCAAAATGGTTTAGCGGGACGCTCCCAAAGCCTGAATATCTAGAGAAACTTGCGGCACTTTTTGGCACCGACGTACCCGGCCTTTTTCGCGACCCCGACGACGATTGGCTTGCCAAGTTTTTCCAAGACAAAACCGAAGAACAGAAAGAAAAAGCAATATCAATGCTTAAACTTCTGTTCGACCAAACAGCACGGAAATCTGGGACAGATTAAACTTGTCGCGTAGACAAGCGATGCACGGCTGCACCGCACTGTTCAAGTGCACCAGGGCCTCCTTTTCCCATCCCACGTGCGCGCCAACCCCTCCTTGCAGCCAGCTTATCTCCCAGAGAGACGCCGTTTCGCACGACTATAGCAAGCACCCCTCCGCACCGGTCCCGCTCCCTACCCCTCCAACTCCGCAGCTGAAACGGCCCAAGATTTAATAGCTCAAGCAACCTCCGCTTCGCCTTCAATCCATCTGCACTCTCAGCCTCGCAACTAGCGCCACCTACCTCTGGCGCACCTATAACCGCGACCCGAATTTTCTGCCTACCCAGCCCGAAAGTGTCTCCGTCGACCACACAATTTGCACGCACCCAGATCCGCATTCAGAGAACACCAGGGCATCTGCACTCGCTTCAGCGACTAAAAACACAAAAAATGCAGCACGATTCGCCTAGCCAGCTCGAAAGTTTCATCCTGCCAATTCGAAAGTTTCATAACTTGAAACATTTCCGTCTTGCCAAAAGTTGCAAGTTATGAAACTTTATCTCCATCCAAGC